ATTCGCCTGTGGCCGTCCACGGTACCGCCTGTTTGGCGATGTAGTCGATGTATCCGTAATGGAGGTGCGCAAGGCCCGCTTGAACTCGACCAGTGATCTTCAGGTTTGCGAAACGAAGTAGCGGATCGGCCCCCTGTACATTGGACGCGATGTCGGATGCAACCTGCTGTTGAAGCTCAGTTAGTGTGGGTCGTTGATACGGCATCAGTCATTCCCCTGCCAAGCCCATGTGAATGCGTTCGGCACAATTGAGCCGTCTTGCTTGTATGCCGAAATCTGGGCGCGCAAGTTGCCTCGCTTGGTCCACGACACGTTTATGTCGAATCGGGCCACGACTTTGTCGTCGATCATCCATTGGATGGCTTCGACGATGTAGTCGTAGGCCCGCTGCAGCGTCTCTTTGGTTTGCTTCTCTCTGAAGATGAGCCACATGCGAGAACCGATCGGGCCGGCAGCGACGTCATCGCCCCACCAGCCGCGCGGGTCCGTCGTACCATCCGGAATGATGTCGTCCAGGTCAGCCATTCGATCGGTAAAGAGACTGATCAGGAGAGCCGTGGTGACGTCATTTCCCGTCTCGAGCGCAGCCCCATCGAGGACCCAATCACCTCGGTTCGCTGCAGAGTCCCAAACGGTTGAGGTATCCATGCACACCAAACAAAAAAAGCCTCCGCGAGGGAGGCTTGTAGATCGATATGGAAGCTTTCACTGCTTCTGATTTGGCGGATCGCTCACCACGTCCGACGCTCCGCTTTGCACCCCCTTAACCGGGTGGATATGTTCGTTCGAAATCTGTCGCATATCTGCCAGCGTGTGGGGGTTGGTCTCGAAGTTGTCTTGCATGTCGCCAGTCGATTTCACCAGCGGCGTATCAAGCTCAACACCGTCGGGTGCCACCAGCGTGAACTTGCCGGTGCAGTTCCAAGTGACATCAGATGCATTGTTGACCACAACAGGCTGCCCCTTAGCCTCGACCACGATCCCGCCGTCCGCCGTCAGATAGACAGATTTCCCGTCTTGGCTGTGCAAGATCGATTCCCCAGGGCTCAGGTCGCGAGGGCGGGACGGCTGGTGACAAGTCCCGATCACGATGCCCTTTGTTCGATCTCCACCAAGGAACGCCACTACGCCATCGGAACCGTCCGGCGGATTCGAGGAGAAACCGAACTCAGCAATACGCGGCGATCCATCGCGCACCTCTGTCGAACTAAGCGCAATCTGCACAACCTGGACCCCGCCAGAGTCATTCACTGCCGATACCAGTGCGCGCGCAAATGCGGTTAGCGCTCGGCGAACCATTCGCTGCACCGGCCCCACATCAAGGTCTCGTGTCATCGCAAGGGCACCGTTCCAACAAGATCGCCGTATTGCGGGTAAAGCAAGATCGGCTTAGGCTCAAATGCCTCGGGCGGCATCAAAGTCAACTGAGCATGGGTTCCCGATTCGTCGAGGCTATAGGTCACCTCGGCAATCATCAGGCGCTGCGGCACGGTGCCGGCCTGGTCACCCGATACCTTAAGGCTCGGAATCAGCACGTCGATTAGCTTGTTCGGTTCCCACAGGTTTCCCGCCACATCGCGCCAATTGTCGACTGTGACATGGATCACCTCAGCACGGCCTCGACGCCAAGCTACCTCCCACAGCGCCCTCTGCTTGCCAACTTCCCACCCAAGATCGCCAGCTTCAGCAAAGATGACGCGCTCACGGCGACGAGGAACGTTAGGGTCGGTAGCAGTGAAATGCGGGGCAGTGATCGACCTCAGATCCTGCATGTTGTTAGTGCCGGTCAGCAATGCAGTTACGTGCGAGAAGCGCTGATCCATCGATCGCTCGGCTGTTGCTGCCTCGATGTTGATGCCCTCTTGCACGCCGCTCGCCATCGCCTCCGCACCTGCGCGCGCGAGCACCATGTTGCCGCTTCGGTCTTCGTAGACCAGCAAGGCACTGTACCGTGACGTACGCTCGACGACCTCATATGTCGATTCGCCCGGGATGATGTTGATCTGTGGGATCATCAATAGACCTTCCACATCACAGATCACATCGATATCGTAGACGGCGGCAAGTTGCTTGGCCATCGTGTACGCGTTGACGTTACTCATTTGCCCGTTCGGCCAAACGGCGGCGCAGTCCAGAAGATCCTGACACTTTCCTCGGCCGGTCACGCGGATGTCGTGTGACTCGGCTGAAATGCTTGGCACAACTCGATCCACATAACCAGTAATGACTGGCTCACCACCTAAATGCAAAACACAGGTATCGCCGGGAGACACAAGGAAATCTTGCGATTGCCCTGGGTAGAGCTCTGTCATTTCAAGTTCAAAATCACCCGGGAAACGTTCAATTCCTCGCGTGACGCGGAGCCGCTTCCATCCGGATAGCTCTTGCCAGTTTAAACTGAGGGTAATATCTTCGCTTTTCATCTGTAGGGGGGAAGCTAAATGAACCTGCGTTATTTGTTTCTCGTCGGCTTCGCCATTTGGAGCATTTCGGCGGCGGCGGAGCCCGTCTATGAAGTAGTCAAAGACAACGCGATTACGTGCTTATCGAGAAAGGCGCTTCACGATGCCCACATGAACCCCGAGGCGCCACTCCCCGCCGAATGCCACCTACGGCCGAAGGGCTTCAAGTTCGAGGCTACTAACCGCACTGACGGGTACACGTGGCCTGACCAACCTGAGAAATCCGATGCTCTGATATACGGTCGTGAGCTCGCAGGCCCCAATGAATCTGGGGCTCCACGATATCTGCGCATATGGAAAGAGGATGTTGCGGCAGTGCGCGATGCCCAGGGAAATTACGTCCAACCAAATTGCAGCTACCCCGAAACCTACGTGACGAACTCACTCCGAGCCGCCCCAGATGGGAAGCTCTACCTGAAGCAGGGAAAGGTGACCATCAAATGCGTGAACGGGGAAATGCGGCAGATCTACCAGCCGCTAAACTGAACGCTAGCGGCTGGATTCCGAGAAACTGCGTCAGGCGGCTGCCCGACTATCGATTCTGAACGGACTGAGATGCGTCAGCCGCTCGGCTGCCACCGCGATGATGCTCGGAAGCAGGCGTTCGGAAATGATTCCAGGCTCACGGATGAGCCCCACGATCTGATTCTCCGTGAGGATGTACGCGTCGCGGCTGATGAGTTTGAGCCGCCAACGATCGTCATCGTAGCTGAGCAGCCAGCGATCACCCGACAGGATTCGTCGAAGTGCATCGAGAGCGTCCATTTGCTCAATCACCGCGATAAGGTCTGCTTCGCCCTTCGGCTCAGCATCAAGCACCTCCCACTCGGCCGCAGTCCGAGTCACGATGCTCACCGCCTCTGTGAACTCCGATTGCGGAATCTGCCGGTATGCGACCTTGAAGTGAGCTTTCAGCTTCGACCAGACCTTCGTTGCGGCAGCGCCCTGCTTGATCTTCGGCAGGCGCTCAACGTGGGTTTTGACCATCAGGCGCAACACTTCCTGTTGCTCCCCCGTCAGCACATCGTCAGCATTTACCGAGAAGGCCATGCGCTCGTTGATGGCGACACCTTCGGTCCAGTATTTCCAAAGGACATCACTGCATTCGGCTTGATACGCAAGCACCTTTTCCCGAAGATCCGACCGAACCTTCCCCGCATTGATCGTGTACAGCCAACCGGGAAGCATCCGAACCAAGAAACAAAGAGTCGAGCGGCTTTGTGAATCACCAGGGAGCTGCATTGTGATTTCCACAACGCAGCCCTTGAAGCGACTTTTGATCTTCGTGAACTGGCTTGCCCAGTCAAGTCCCATTCCTTCCACAATGCGGCGAATCGGTGTGTACGGCTGCCCATCGTGTTCGACGAGCAACAGGTTTGTGCCGTGAAACGGCACCGAAATTTGGCGTTTTGCCGCCTGGATGCTATTCTTGTGCATGATCTGTGTTCCTTTGATAGGGGTTCACTGCGTCACCAACGCCTGACCGGTTGCCGCCGGTTGGGCGTTTTCTTTTTCGGCGGCAAAGCTTGCTGCCAGGCAGGCATTAATCTCCGCGTTCATGCTTCTGCGATT